TCGGTGACAAGTGAAGCAGAAATCTTAAATCGTTCTCGCGTAACTTCATTTATGCTTGGCGGTATGTAATGGCTTTTACTTATGTTGAACCTACTACGGATAGAGATAAAGTCCGTTTTCTTATCGGAGACACAGTAAGTGCTGACGCCCATTTTCAAGACGCAGAAATTACTTACCTACTCACTACTCACGGAAATGTTTTTGATGCCGCAATAGCAGGAGCAGAATTACTTGCTGGTCGTTATGCCCACAGAAGCAACTATTCTCGTAGTGTTGGCGACCTCAGTATCTCTGAACAATATGGAACATCGGCAGCAGAGTTCCGCGAACTAGCAAGAACTTTGGCTGCTCAAAGAGATGGTTTATTTCCGCCTTCAATTAAAGTAAATGCTCAGGCTATTATTGCTACGGCTAAAAAATCTGTTACAGAATACAAATCAGATTTCTACACAGGTATTCACGACTACACAGTTTAGGAGGCTTTCATGAGTTATATCGCTGGAAGCCCAGACCACTGGACTGACGATATGACGGATAGCGTCACAGTCTATAAAGCAAGTAGTATAAATAATTATGGTGCTAAAACTATTGCCGCAAATGGAACTGCTTATGCTTGTCGTGTTGTATCCAATGTGACGATAAAGCGAGATGACCAAGGCATTGAAATTACGGAGCCCGGAACTCTCTATATTATGTCTGACGCTGATATTGCTATTGGAGATAGAATAGATTTGCCGGGAACGAACCCTGAACCAAGAATTGTGGAAGTTCGTAAGGTAAGATATAACGCAAACGGAAGTACGGCGGTTCATCACACAAAGGTTAGATTCGGGGCTCTCTAATGCCAAAGCAGACCATTGAAGTTGATTCTAAGGAACTCGCCAAGATACTTATTCGTGGTGGGGCTCTTGCTGGTGTGGCTCTTTCAGCAGCCCTGTATAAAGAAGCCGCAACCATCTTTGAAGAAAGCCAAGACGAAGTTCCTTTAGATACAGGTAATCTACGGGCTTCTGGAAAACTAGGGCTACCTGAAATACAAGGAAATGAATTAGTTGTAGAGATTTCCTACGGCGGTGCGGCAGCAGATTACGCTCTCATAGTCCATGAAGATATGGAGCGGAATTACCGAAATGGCAAGAAATCTAAGTATCTGGAAGACCCTGCTAAAAGGCGTCTAGAGGGCATGTCGGGGCGTTTATTAAAATCGGTTAAAAAGGCTATGGGTATCTAAATGGCGACTGTATTAGAGGCTCTGGGGGCTTATATTGACACGAATAGAGGCGACTTAACACTAGGAACTAATCTTTTTCTTTCAAAGATGCCTGAAACTCCAGACTTGTGTGTCTGTATCTATGAATATCAAGGAGTTGCTCCTATGACTACCTTTGGCTCAACTGCTATTCAACTTGATAGACCAAGTGTTCAGATTTCAGTTCGGGCTGGCAGAGATGATTATGCGACTGCGAGAGACCTAGCCCAAGCCTTGCGAACTCTTGTTGCTGGCATAGTCAATGTAACTGCTGGTGGGGTCTTAATAGTGCGAGCAGAACCAACTGGAAGTTTCTTCCCTTTAGGTCACGACCAATTAGAGCGTCCGCGTGTCGTATTTAACATGGACTGCCATGTAGGGGTGTAGGATAGGTGACGCAAGAGGTTAAACGCGACCCCTATGGAAGAGGCGAAAATCGTGACGAACTCCCCCGATGCTGGAGATGTAATCGCATTCTCGCGGAATATCTCACGCGACCATGGAAACTCAACTGCTCCAGATGCAAAGCAACAAACCAACAAGCCAACTGAATTAAATGAAGCGCTTGATAGTCTAAGAAAGCAAGAAAAAGACCACTTCGGACTGCGTTGTACAGCAGGACAAGTAATGAACTCCTTATCAAAAGATACACAAAAATTATTAAATGAAGTCATGGACGATAAATCAGTTTTTGCTGGCGACATTTGCCGAGTATTGAAAACATTTGGTTATGAAGTAAGTGCTGAAGTAATGCGCAGACACCGCCGAAGAAAGACTGGAACTGGGTGCGCCTGTAAATGAGTCTTGATGAAGAATTAGATAAATTACTCAGAACAAGCAATAACCCAGATAAAGAATCAACCCTTCGGGATAAAGGCGCGGAGTGGAAAGCAGGTGTTGTCTGGAATGGCAACGAAGGAACTATTACTACTTCCGCGATGCCAGCAGAAGAAGCACCTAATTGGGATTCAGTTCTAAGGCTTTGGGGATTAGACCCAGAAAAGTTTTCAGTAGTTGAGCCAGTTTTATTCAATGCTTGGGGTAATCCAGATACAGGTCTAAATCGTCAATGGAAAGGCAAAGTAGTTCAGAAGTTAAAAGGTTTTGAAATTGACTTAGGCGAACTAGAAAATGAAATAAAAAAACATAAACCTAAAACTCAAGCGAAAGCATTGGGCGAAGGTGCGTTCTGTGTTGTTCTTGCTGACTGGCAAATCGCTAAACCTGATGGAGATGGATTAAGAGGAACTGTTGAGCGAATACTAAAAAGTATAGATGATGTAGAACTTCGTATAAAAGAACTGAGAAAATTAAAAAGACCGCTTGGTGAATTATTGGTTCTATGGACTGGTGATTCTATTGAAGGTTGCGTAGGGCATTATGCTCAACAGACCTTTGGAGTTGAACTTGATAGACGCGACCAAGTTAAAGTAGCAAGAAGATTATTACGCGATGCTTTAATTCGTTGGTCTAAACTCTTTCCAGTCGTTCGTGTAGTAGCGGTTGGCGGTAATCACGGAGAAAATCGGAACAGCACTGGTAAGTCTTATACAACCCTAAACGATAATGACGACTTGGCTATTGTTGAGCAAGTTGCTGAAATCTTTGAGGCTAATCAAGAATCTTATGGTCATATCAAGTTCGCGATACCGAAAGATAGATTAAGCATTACAGTTGAAGTTTCAGGCTGGGTTCTTGGATTAACACACGGACATGTTGCCAAGGCTTCTGGAACTGCTGAACAGAAAATAAGAAGATGGCTGGAACGCCAAGCACTCGGAAAACAGTTCGTTGGCGGAAGTGATGTTCTAGTTTCTGGTCATTATCATCATTTCAGAACCGCCGACTGGGGTGGCTGTTTCTGGCTTCAAGCACCAACTCTTGATGGCGGAAGTGTCTGGTGGGAACAAGTTTCAGGCGAGCGCTCTCAGACAGGAGTTTTAACTTTCTGTATGTATCCCGAAAAGCGAGTTGCTGATATAGAAGTATTGACCTAGCGCGTTGGTAGTGTATTTAGATTAGTTAGTGATAATCTTTACCCAACGAGTCCAAGAGACCCCACTACACGCAGAACCCATGAGGTCAGGTAGTTGGGTCTGTGTTGCCGCAAGGAGGCTTACATGGCCCAATACCGAGCAGTAGTGGGAATTGACTATCCGCCTAATAAGCGAGTTGAAGCAGGAGATATTGTTTCTGACCTGCCTGAAAAATCCGTTACTTGGTTGCTTTCTTCGGGCATGATAGAAGAATTAGATGGAAAACCAAGCAAGAAAATTAAAGAAGAAGTCAAAGAAGTTGCCGAACCAGTAGTTGAGGCACAAGTTGAAGAAGTCGCTTTTGACCCAAATGCTAAAGATGGAGACGGCGATGGCTTTCTTCAAGACGGCACACAATGGCAACGCCCAGTAGAAAGCGAGAATAAATAATGCCTACATTTCGGCATGGTAAAGGAACAGTAGTTCTGGCTGATGAATTTGATGTCACGACTTACTTAAACAGCGTATCGGCGTCTAACTCTATTGAGGTTCCAGAGACAACAACATTTGGCTCAACCAATAGAAGTTTCATCACAGGTCATACAGACGGCTCTATTTCATTTGAAGGTTTATTTGATGGAACAGCGAGTGCGGTTGATGAGATTTTTGCTACCGCATTGGGTGATGGTCCGATTATGACAGTATCAGGAGATGGCTCAGCAGTCAGTCGCCGAGCAGTTTTGCTAGACGCTAAATCTACCTCTTATGAGGTATCCAGTCCGCTAACAGAAGTTGTTGCGGTATCTGGAGAAGCAGTAGCCAATGGCGGTCTTGATTATGGAGTTTGGCTTGCTTGCCAACAGTCCATAAGCACTACCACTAACGGAACCGCTAACGATAACAGTGCTTCATCTAGCAATGGTGGGGTGGCACACCTACATGTCACAGCAAACACAAGAAATGGAACCGCAGTAGCAAAGATTCAAGCATCTGCCGATAACTCAACATGGGCAGACTTGACCACCTTCGCAACAATTTCCACTTCAACTGTGACTTCTGAGAGAAAAGAAGTCACGGGTTCAGTTGCTCGTTACCTGCGAGCAGTTATTACGCCAGCAGGTTCTACGGGCTCACTTACCGTATCCATCGCTTTCGCAAGGAGATAGCATGCCTACATTTCGTCATGGTAAGTCCGCCGTATTCAAAGTAGATAATTCTGGCGGAACACTTACC